GTAAGGCTAAAGAGGTCTTATATAGCGGGGGATACGGGAGTGGTAAGAGTAGAGTGCTATGTTACTGCGCTATTAGAGAGGCTATTAAACCTGGTTCTACGGTTCTAATGCTTCGTAAAACTATGACCTCTATCAAGAAATCTACTCTACTTACTCTTATAGGTGACCAAGGCGTATTACCAAAGGGATGTTACACCTATAATAAGCAAGACAGTGTTATACAATTGAATGGGGGTGGACAGATATTGATAACCGGATGCGATGACTTTAATAGACTGCGTTCCATGAATCTGTCTTTGATATGTATAGATGAGGCAAGTGAATTAAATAACACTGAATATCAAGAACTGTTATATCGCTTAAGGTCGGATGTAGGTAGTCGTCAAATGCTATTATCCACGAACCCGGCCACGCAAAGCCATCATTTATATCGCAGATTCTTTAAAGATAAGGGCAATCGTGAGGTAATACAGGCTTGTTCTCTGGAAAATCATCATCTACCTGCCGATTATATAGATTCATTGAAAGATATGGACGGTATAAGGTATGCTAAGTTCGTTAAAGGTGAATGGTGTAGCCTAGAAAACGCTGTATATGACATCTTTAATAGAGATGAACATGTTATACCACTCCAGAAAACCGGCTATGAACGCTATTATTTAGGCATAGATGTTGGCTTTCGCGATCCTACCTGCCTGCTTTTAATAGGACAGACAGGTAATAACTTGTATGTCTTGGATGAAACATATAGAGTTAAGATGATGATGTCCGAGATTAAGGCTGCTTGTATTGATTATAGCGTAAGGTATCCGGATGTCAAGATAATAATAGATCCATCCGCTGCTTTGTTAGGTGCAGAATTAGAGAGTATAGGCTTGCATAATATCAAGGCAAACAATGATGTGATGATAGGTGTTAATCGGGTGCGTACTAGATTGAAAAAAGCAGGGGGAAATGGTCCCCCCTTGCTTTTTGATGAGCTGTGTTTAAATACTATACGGGAGATGGAGAGCTATCAGTATAAAGAGGGCAAAGAAAGACCAATAGATACAGATAATCATGCCTTGGATCCTTTAAGATATGTAGTGAATTATGTAGACGACCAGCTATGCCAGTATAGTAAGCCATTGTTAATAGATTTAAGTGAAGATGATGAAGATAATGATGAAGGATATCAGTAAAGCCAGAAGGATTTTAAGTGCTATAATAGAGGTGCCCCACGGTCATCTGGAAAAACTATAAATTTGATTTCCTAAATACGCTATAAACAAAGGGGAATTTCAAAAATTTAGGATTTAGAAATCCCTTTATGCTGTTCTATGATGTTCTGCATGACACCTAGAACATAGCCATATTACATCTAAAGGCTTGCTATAATCTTCGTGATGCGCTAATGTCTTGGTCGTCTTGGTCGTCTTGGTTTTACCGCATATCTCGCAAGGACCGGGAATCAGGCTACCATTACGAACCGCAACCAGAACCGCAGTATGTGCCCTAATCTTTTCTTGATTCCCAGCTCTCCAGGTTTCATTGTAATTATTCTTTTTATCCCGACTCCGCTCCGCATACCCGGCTTGAGTCTTTTTATACTTTTCTAAGCCTTGGTTATTACGCCATTCCCGATGCCATGCGTTTATAGCCTCTCGATTTGCCTGATATCTTCTAGAGGCGCTAGCATTCATTTCCGCCTTATGAGCCTGATAATAGGCTACTTTCTCCTTCTTTAGACATATGGTGCAACGCCAAGAGAGGGAATCCGGCGCCGCGTTATTAATAGAGAATTCGGTTAGTTCTTTCTCTACCTTACATTTGGTGCAGGTTTTCAAGGTTTTAGTGGTCTTAGTGGTCTTAGTGGTCTTCATTTACCAGTTATAGCAATTCCGGATATCCGACAGGCAACCAGCAATGAATTCAAGGTCATTGTCTACCGCCTTACTGATTCCGTGTCTGGTAATCCAACGCTCTAATCCAGCCTTGTCTTGAAACCATTTCTTATCTATTCCTTGTGATGCCCTTACGCTTAACTCTCTAAAGCTTTCCACCGCTTGATCCACCAGTTCCAGCTTTTCCAGCTTTTCCCGCTTGCTCATCTTCTTTATCTTACTCATTGCTTTCTCCTTTATTTACTATGCCTATAGAATAACATTTCCCGGTCATATGTCAAGGGGAGATTGAAAGTATTTATTACCGGGCTTTATGCACCGCTTTATGATGCTCTGCGTGGTGTAAGGGACATAGCCATACTACATCTAAAGGTTTGGAATAGCAGGGATGATGTCCGTGAATTCTTTTAGTAGAACCGCAGATAGAACAGGGAAGGCGTTGAATAAGACCAGCTCGTATGGCGTTGTTAAGAATAGAATGAGCCTTAATTTTTTCTGGATTGTTATGGCGATACTTATTTCTTATTTCAGTGACCTTATCTGGATTGTTTGATTTCCATTTTTCAACGTTTTGAATAAGTCTGTCGTTATTATCTTTTCGCCACTGATCCATTTCTTTAATGTGTTCAATTCTATATTGCTTTATCTTATCTGGATTATTAAGTTTCCATCGTGCGGTTCGTTCTCTAACCTGTTTTAAATGCTTATGCCTATAATTAGCCGTATAAATAACAAAGCATGATTTACACCAAGAATGAACTCCATACTTACCGCCTTTACTTTTATGGAACTCCGTAATGTCTTTTTCCTTCCCGCATCTAGTACATTTTTTGGTCTGCATAGTTCTCCTTTGCTGTATATTCTACTCAATACCGACCAGATTTCAAGTATAATCTAGTAGAAATACGGCACCTAACTCTATTGGTGATGTATATTCTATTTGGTCCTAATACAATAGTGGAGTAACTATATGCCATTTCTTTCATCCCTCTTCTCAAAAGCCGGCAAGGTTGTTGTAAATAATCAGCCCAGTAATATGTTTCAAATATTCTCCGGAGATAGTCCTTTACGTTCTTATTCCCCTATTGACCTGATTGAATTAAATAATGGGTATGTCGGTATTTGTAACACCAGGAATGCAATGACCACCGCCAGTATTCCTTTAAAGCTGTATTACAAAAAGTCCGCCGGTAAAGTAATTGAACGAACCAGTATCAAGACCTTAAAGCGTGGTGAACAGAAACGGATTGCTAAAGAACTGAATCTGATTCTTAAACAGGCGGAAGAAATTGTAGAAATTATCGAGCATCCTTATCTGGATCTAATGAGTCAAGTAAATCCTAGCTGGAATGGCTTTGATCTAACTCAACAAATACAGGCTTATTTAGGCTTAATCGGTAATGCCTATGTTGAAATCGTAATGAATAATGGCAAACCGGCGGAATTACATCCTCTGCTTAGTGAATACGTTACTTGTTTTGCTACCAATGGACGGGATGGACGAATAACCCGGTATGAATACATTCTACCTAATACCGAAAAGAAAGAGTATAAGCCGGAACAAATCCTGCATTTTATCAATTATCAACCCGGTTCTAATGTGGTTGGTAAAGGCGAACTGGAAATGTGTGTAACCGCCGCAGAGCTTTTCAATTATTACCTCGCATACGAAAGCTACTTGAACAAGAATTATGGAAAACCGGATTTCGCCATAGCTTACAAAAATGCTTTAAACGAGCGTGACCTTAAAGAGATAACCAAGCTGTGGTTTAAGAAATTCAGTGGTGTTCAGAATAGCGGTAAGCCAGTCGTGACATCCGGAGAATTTGATGTGAAAAATCTCGGCTTTAGCCCAAGAGAGATGCAATTTGGCGCCGGTAAATCGTTCTGTCAAAAAGAAATTGCAAACGCTTTCGGAATCCCGGAGGCGTTTCTTGAGCTTAATAGTAGTAATCTGGCATCCTCTTTGACCGCAGAATCCATGTATTACAAGTATACCATCTATCCCAAGATGGTAAAATATGTAGAACGATTGAACGAAAGACTGTTACCGTTGTTTGATACCAGTCTATATACCTGGTTTGAAGAGTCTCAATTCGATGATCCTAACAAAGCAACCAATGTTAGAGAGGCTTATACCGCAGGAATTATTACCTTAGATGAAGCCAGAGAGCAGATGGGATATGAGCCTATTGCAGAGGGACAGGTTGCGGATACGGTTCCGGATAAACCAACGGTGAATATGTAATGGGAGACTGGATTGGCGTGGTTCTAATCTGTTTGTTTATAGTATGGATGATAGCACACAAGTAAGGAGATAAGATGAGCAAGAGAAAATTCAATTCGGAATCGCTAAGACCTTTTATCAATATGGACGGACTTAAAGGTGATGAAGTTGTAGAGCGTAAGCAATACATTTCTGAAATCAAGGTAATGGAAGATGAAGAAAGAACCGTGGTTGCTAAAATATCTACCACCGCCACCGATGCAGACCAAGATATTGTAGATCCTAGTGGCGCAATCCTTACCAGGTTTCTAAAAAATCCGGTAATCCACGCTGACCATTCGTATAAAGTTGAGGATGTAATCGGTCGGGCTACTGAATTAGCGGTAAGCACGGATGGTATTACCGCTAAAATCAAGTTCGCGGATGTTACTCAGAGGGCAAGAGACTGCTGGGAACTGGTAAAGGGAGGTTGGGTCCGGGCTAATTCGATTGGTTTTATTGCGCTAAAGAGTGTTATACGAGGCACAAAAGAGTTCGATGAATACGTTAAAGGCGTTAGTTACAAGGTCGGAACCGATTGTAATCGTATCATAACCAGTTTTGAACTACTTGAGTCCAGTGTGGTTTCCATTCCTAGCAATCCTCTGTCATTGATGCAGGCTATTAGTGCAAAGAGTATTAACTTGAGTCCGGAAACAATAACCGCTTTGGACCTAGATAAAGTAGTTAAGAACGATATACCTGCTACGGTTATAGTGCAAGAACCGGTTATTGACGTAAAGGAAGTCAAAAAGGTATGTCCGGTATGTGGTGAAGATGACTGCGATGGGGATTGCCAGGAATGTAATGATTACAAATGCCCAGGTTATGCCTTGTATCTGGATAGCAAAAAGCCAAAAGCAGTGGTAGAACCGGTTGTAGTAGCCCCGGTTATCCCTGTAATTGAGCCTGTAATAGAATCTCCAAAGAGTTATCTAAAGGTTTTGAGGCACGGCGGTATAGATATTCAGGCAGAAATAGAAAAAGAAAAGGCTAAGCAGGCTGGTAAGATAGTGTAATTCCGACATATAGCGGTGTAGTTGAATAGGCGCATATCTTATAGGCAATCTTAAGTGATAGCCAAAAGAGAAATGAGCAGGTAAATAGGAGATTGTTATGCAGATAAAATTGCTGAAAGATGTTGAAAAGGATGCGATTAAGTTGGTGTCCGGTTCAATTATCGATGTAGATGAGGCTCAGGCAAAGATTATGATCGATGCTAAAGATGCTGAAGTCTACAGTAAAGAGGCAGAGTTGAAAGAGATTGAGATAGAAATTAAGAAGGAGACTAAAATGGCAGATGAAGTAAAGGTTGCGGCTACGTTGGCTGAGGCAGGTTGGAAGTCTGGTGGCGAATTCTTGAAGGCGGTGGTTACTGCTGGTAGAGATGCTCATCCGGATCCAAGGTTGCAGAAATCTACCGGTCAGAACGAAACCACGCCCGCAGATGGTGGTTATACTGTAACAACCGACCTTGCTAAGTTCATTACTCAGCAGGCACAGGGCGCTTCGGTACTGGCTCAGAAATGCTCTAAGATGGAAATTGGTCCCAACTATACTGGTATCAAGATTCCTCAGGTTGATGAAACGACTCGCTCTCAGACCACGCTATATGGTGGTATCCGTTGTTATGCACCGGCGGAAGGCGTTGTAAAGACTGCTTTCGTCCAAAAATATTACCAGAAGGATATCCAGCTCAAGAAGCTCTGCGCTGTAAACTATGTAACCGATGAACTCTTGCAGGATAACACGGCGCTGGAGTCGTTTATTCGCATGAACGTTGGTAAGGCATTCGCATGGACGCTGGACAACGAAATCATAAATGGAACACTTAATGTTTGCACGGCTATTGTAAACAACGCCGCAACCGCTGAACAGGCTTTTGCTGGCGCACATCCTACGGCCGCAGAACTTGGATTGATGTTTGTTAAGAACTTCAATCGTGCAAGGGCTGAATGGTTCGTATCAGGTGACCAGTACGGCGAATTGCTTGGACTTACAAATCCAGGTGGTTTGATGCCTTTGGTTCAGCCAGATTATCGTGTTTCTCCCGCCGGTACGTTGCTAGGTCGTCCTATCAATGTTATCGAGCAGGCTAGCACGGATTCGAATGAGTCGGCATTCATGTTCTTGGATCTAAGCGACTATCTGCTTATCGGTAAGGGCGGAATCCAAGAAGCAACGAGCATCCACGTTAAGTGGCTAGAAGACGAGACATCGTTCAGATGGACACTCCGTGTTGGCGGCGCACCTATGATGAGGTCTGCGGTAACGTTGCCGGATGGTTTGACATATTCTTCGATGGTTACAAGAGATTGATGACGCGGGACTATAATGTTGTATAATGAATCGGTTACAGGTCAAATCCCTGTAACCGATTTTCAGGAGTTCGATGATTAAATCCGGAATATATTTGATTCGCAATGTGATAAACAACAAGAAATATGTTGGTAGCACTTGTTCTACTTGCGGATTTAATAAGAGATGGCGCGAACATAAAAGAACGCTTAGAAATAACAGGCATAAGAATCGACATTTACAACGGGCATGGAATAAATACGGCGAATCCTGTTTTGAATTTACTATCTTAGAAGAATGTAGTGATGATATGCTAATCGTTAGAGAACAGGTTTGGATTGATTACTACGATAGCATGAATAGAGATAAGGGCTACAATATAATGGTTGCTGATGGACATAAACTGGCGGAAGAAACAAAGCAAAAAATAAGTGAATCCCATAAAGGTAAGAAACTTTCGGAAGAAACAAAGCAAAAAATAAGTGAATCCCATAAAGGTAAGAAACTTTCGGAAGAACCAAAGCAAAAAATAAGTGAATCCCATAAAGGTAGAATATTTTCAGAAGAACATAAGCGAAAAATAGGATTAGCACATAAAGGCTTGCATACAAATTTAGGTAGGAAATGCTCAGAAGAAACAAAGAAAATATTAAGCGAACAG